GGATACAGCGGATGCACTTCCGTTCTTGCGGCCAAGATTGCGGAAGTGTTCGGCATTCCAGCTGACGATCTGCTCCGGGATGAGGACTCCAACTCTTTCTATGTAACTAAAGAAGAGCGGGAGTTCCTGCTTCAGTACAGGACACTGCAGCCAAACGAGCAGAAAATGCTTCGATGCACGCTTTCCTCTTTCATAAGTAATTGAAAGGGAAATAATGCCAGCATACAAGTACACGACCAAGGAAGGCAAGGTGTTGTGGTACTGCTCGTTCCACTATATCGACTGGACTGGTCAGCACAAAAGAAAAAAGAAGAAAGGGTTTTCTACAAGAAAGGAAGCACTTGAATGGGAAAGGATGTTTCTTGAGCGAGGTGTTCGTGATCCAAACATACTTTTTGGTGCGTTCGTTCAAGAGTACCTGGAAGATAAAGAAGAGAGGCTGAAGCCAACTACCATGTTTGGGAAAAGGCTTCTGATCAACGATAAGATACTGCCATATTTCGAAAAGCTAAAGCTGTCGGAGATAACTCCGATCGTGATCAGAAAGTGGCAGAACGAAATGACGAAGTATAGAACCGAGGACGGAGACCCATACTCTCCAACTTACCTAAGGACGATACACTCTCAGATGTCAGCCATGATGAATTATGCTGTGAAGTATTATCAGCTGTCATCCAATCCGTGCAGTTCCGCAGGACCGATGGGAGAAGCAGCTGCGGAGAAGTTTGACGTATGGACACGGGAAGAATTTGAACACTTCCTGTCATTCGTAAAAAAGGAACGTTTCAGAGTTGCTTTCAATACTCTGTTCTATACAGGGATGAGAGAGGGAGAGCTTCTCGCTCTTACTCCGGAAGATATTCCAAGGGACAGAGCGGTCATCATCGTGAACAAGAACTATGCAGTTGTTGAAGGAAGGGAATTGATACTCACACCGAAGACAAAGCGGAGCGATAGAGTCATCACGATACATGACCAGCTTCACAAGCAGCTTCTGGAATACATCGACGGATTGTATCTGGATCAGGATGAGCGTATCTTCAGTTTCACGAAGAGCGGTCTGACATCGGAGTTCAAACGAAGGATGAGTGATTCCGGGAACCACAAGATCCGCATACACTACCTCCGACACTCTCATGCATCCATGCTGATCAACATGGGGGTGCCGATCCAGGCGATCTCCGAAAGGCTGGGACACGAAAGCCCGGATATCACGCTTCGTGTTTACGCACATTTGTATCCGGGAAGACACGAAGATATCTCAAATCAAATTGGTTCAATGTTTGATCCGGAAGGCACGGAATCTGACGAGATTTAGAGGACATTTTAAAATTTAGGTACCATTTGGGTACCAGCAAGGCAAAAAAACACCCCGCTTTTCCAGTGTTTATAAGGAAAAACGGGGTTTTGCACACTATTCCATTTCTATTATACTCGGCATATTTTCTGATATATCGAGTGGTTTTATCTCCTAAAATCAAGGGCTTTTTCACTTCTGTATCGTGTGTCCATTTATTTAGCAGAAATTTAGGTACCAGAAAGGTACCAGCTACGGTACCAGTTTTTTATGTCCATTTCGTCCCTGTTTGGACTACTCTTTCACATACTCTATCACGCAAGAAACAGGTACGTCAAGTACCTCGCAAATCGCTCCGATGATCTTCAAATTGACCATCTCTCCTTTGCTCATTCTAGTCATGGTCTGAGGTGTAACACCTATGGCCAAGCGCAGCTGCTCTTTGTTCATGTCCCTGTCAATTAAAGTTTTCCATAATGGTTTGTAACTGATCATGCTGTTTCCTCCTCTGCTTCATCAAACGTGTACTCGATTCTTGAATGCACACTCACATACACATCTACATAACCCTCTTCCAGGAAATGCTCCATCACATACCGGTTAGCATACTCTCCGCCATTTTCAAATAGAACATCTCCACCTCTCCCATTCCTTATCACAATTGTGTGGTCTGGGTACCTGTCTGCTACTTCTTGAACTGTATATTCAAACATACTCAATTCCTCCTGTTTTTTGTTTTTTTCTTATTCTACAACTTTTTCTATGTTGCGTCAATATTTTTCTATGATTTTTCATAGATTTTTTATGAAAAACTATTGACGTACAGTGTACATATGGTAATATACAACCACACCAAACAGAACACAGGTTCGAGAGAGAACCAACCGATTTGACGGGTCGGTTAAATATAAGGAGGAAAATAATATGTCAGAACTTATCAAGAAACAGAATTTTGGAGTTGAGGTTGAATTCACAGGTATCACAAGAGAGATGGCAGCTAAGGCAGTTGCAGAAGTACTCGGAAGCACGGTATCCGGTCCTGATCATACTTGCTATCAGACAAGAATTATCAGAGATGCACAGGGAAGAAAATGGAAGGTCATGAGAGACAGCTCCATCAGCCCGGTTCGCAAGGTCGGAAGAGAATACGCAGACGAGTACAGAGTTGAGTTCGTTACTCCAATTCTTAAATATGAAGATCTCGACACTCTGCAGAACATCATCCGAAAGTTCAGAGAAATCGGTGGAGTACCTCACAGCTCATGTGGAATTCATATCCACGTTGACGGAGCAAATCACTCAGCAACATCTCTCCGCAGACTGGTCAACTTCATGTACAGCAGACAGGACATCATCTATGATGCACTCGCAGTTGGTGACAGAAAGTACCGCTGGTGCCAGCCGGTTTGCAAGAACCTGCTCGATACCATGAAGAAAGATAAGAACATCACTACCGAGTCCGTTGAGAAGATCTGGTACAGCCCGGCAAACGATAACTACTTCGGAGGCATCGACCACAGCCACTACAATTGCACTAGATATCATGCCCTTAATCTTCACAGCTTCTTCCAGAAGGGCACAGTCGAGTTCAGACTTTTCAACAGCACACTCCACGCAGGAAAGATCAAGGCATACGTTCAGTTCTGTTTGGCACTCTCCGCTTGGTCTATCGAGTCGGATGACAAGGTGGTATTCAGATCCATGAACGGATACAACGCACAGAAAAAGGTCACCTTGATGTACAACATCCTGACTAACAGACTCGGATTGTTCGGAGACGAATTCAAGACCTGCAGACTCCACATGATGACAAACCTCAAGAACATGGCTACCGCAGAAGCAATGGCCGCATAATCAATAAGCTTAGCTACCGGCTATACGGGCAGAAAGGAATTATGTATGAAGTTATTTATCGTAAAGCTTGGAATCGTGTTTAGATTTGATGCAGAACCGAGAACGGTAACAGAATATGTAGAGGCGGAAACGGAGACTCAGGCAGTATATAAGGCAAGAGAATGTCACTCCGACAGCATCATCGTAGGTGACAGTGTCCGGGAAGCAACAGATGCTGAGTGGTTCGATTACTATACATCGTCAGACCCACTATACGGCGGGTTACCATTTGAAGATTAAGGAGGAATAAAGATGAGCAAATTATATGTAGCATACGGGAGCAACCTTAATATCAGCCAGATGGCTCTGAGGTGCCCTACAGCACGGGTTTATGGTGTTGGAGTATTAAATAACTGGGAGTTGTTATTCAGAGGAAATTCGAGAGGATGCGGAGTTGCTACGGTAGAGCGCAAGCAAGGTTCCATAGTTCCTGTCGGATTGTGGAAGATTGAGGATAAGGACGAGGATAGCCTCGACAGGTATGAAGGATATCCGTTTCTTTACAAAAAGCAGAATGTCTACGTTTCGATGCAGGATGGTTCAAAGAAAAAAGCGATGGTTTATATCATGACACCTGGGCACTGGCCTACAGGACCAAGTAGCAGATATGAGGACACGATCAGAAACGGATATGATGACTTCGGACTTGATATCAGAATATTTGATGATGCGATAGAGCATAATAATATAGAAGTGCGGAAGATGCGCACATTCAGATAGACAAAAGGAGAGGGTTAACCCTCTCCTCTTTCTTTAGGTGTTGCAGCACCTTTTGATTTCTGGCCTGAGATTTCGTTACCTCGCCGAGTGTGATGTAGTTTCGACGTTTCATCTGGCACACGTACGATCAATTCGTCCAACTCACATTCGAGAGCCTCACAGATAAGATCCAACTGTCTGAGATTTACTCGAACTGCGTATTCGTGATACAACTCGTTGATTGTATTCGCCCGAATTCCGGTTTTCCTGGCAAGATCCGCCTGAGATAATCTCCTCTCACCAAGCCGTGTCGATAGTAAAATTCTAATCATCACCATTGCCCCTTCCGCATAAATTTACCATATACCGATAAATTTCCAAGAGCCTCGACAGTGATATATCGTATTGCGTTGGATTATATCAATATACGTTATGGGAAATGCAATGGTTCGATATTATTTGATCTTCTTTACGGTAGATGTGCCGACACGGATCCATCCGGCACCGCTTTTAAGCCGTCCCCAGGTACCTTTGGTACCCTTTGCATTTACCTTGCCTTTCTTTTCTTCGACAATAGTAAACTTTCCAATGCCTGTAGTTGCTCCAGTTTTAGCATAGCTGATGGATGGGCCTGTGTAAATTGCAACCTTTGCACTCGTAACCTTCACAAGGTAAGGAATTTTTGCACTTGTCGAGTACACGGAGTTTCCATCTTCATCAAAAACAGAATATCCGGGATTATTATCGGCACACGATTTCGCTTTTTCGAGATCATGGTATGCTCCGATCTGACCGGAAGCATCTGACCATTTCAGTCTTACTCTGTACCACGGCTCTTCCGTTACAGGCAAGATATCTGATACGGGAATATTGGAATCAACTTCCACATCGTCATACTTAAACAGGCTGAAACGAGTAACAAGGCTCTCAATCTTGCTGACATAATTCGGATCAGTAGCATATCCTCCTGCTTTGATCAGTACAGCCTGCTTCTTCCAGTCCGTTATCTGGTTGATGCCCGGATAGCGTTTTGACGTTCCGTTCATCGCACCGATGAAATAGGCAGCTCTGTCAGCTATAGAGTCCTCGCATCTTGCATACTTTCTGAACTCAGAGTATACCTTTGTCTCGACACCATTATATACCTCAGGAGAATACTTGCCGTACTTGGACACTCCGTCCCAGGAAGTTCCTTCCCATGTGTTGCCGGACAAAGAGCACTTCATGCCGTGAAGGTTGTTCGCATTCTGTGCAAGGTCAGTGGTCCCGTATCCAGACTCCAAGCAGAACTGTGCAAGTCCAACAGAGGCAAGCATTCCGGTCTTTTTCATTACCTCCTGATAAAGCGGAGCCATCTTCTCGATTTTCTCACTTTCCGTGAGACCATTGAGTGATGTAGCCTGTAATCCTTCCTGTACGGGGGCTGAGTAAACCTCGTTCCCTGTTTCATCATATACGCAGTATCCAGAAGGGCAATTTGCTTTCGCGTTCTCAAGGACCGTATAGGCACCAATCTGGGAAGATGCGTCGCTCCACGTTTTACGCACCCTGTAAAATGTTTCCTGTGTTACTGGCTCTGCAGTAGATCTGATTCTAGACTTAAACCATATCCATGTCTCCTCGGAACCGCTCTCTGCATTCCATCCGTAGATGCCTGGGCACAGTTTTCCGTTTACATCGTAGTGTCTGATTACATGATCTGCAGATATTCCATATGTCTGCATCAGGTACTTCGTAAGCTCTACAGCCAGTTCAAGTTCTTTGTCCGTGAATAAATACTTCGGATCGTTTGCATATGTCATCTTGCCGGAAGTATTGTTCGAACAGATCTCAATAGAAATGCAGTTTTTGTTCTTTGCAATTCCGTACAGCTTCGCACCGGCCTTGCTGTTGTGCGCATTTTCAACACCTCCGACAGCCCAGCAATACCTGTTCTTGATGTCAGGATTTACCTGATAAATTGTTTCATCATCAACAACAAAGTCTGCAGATGCCTGAGCCGCAGAGTTTCCGAACCACTGAGCATTTGCAAGCGCATTTCCTTTTTTACTTGATGTTCCTGCTGTATAGTGAATGACAATGTATTCGATTGCTCTTCCGGCGCATGCGGTTGTGTTTGCGGAACTTAATTCTTTCTTGATATCGATACCCATGTCTTTTCCTCCTAAAAAAATAAAGGGGCGGTTTCCCGCCCCAAATAATTATCCAAACAATGCATACAGTATGAAACTGATCAGCATTATTGGAACTCCGATCGGCCATATCAAAGCACAGAACAACAGAAATGCCAGTGTTGAGACAGCATTACTCTGTCTGCCTCCTTCATATCTTTTTCGCCTGTCCGCGATCTCCATCATGGCCAGAAAGATAGGAACATAAATAAGCTGGGATATAAATACACCAGCTATATAAATCACAATCTTCATCCATGGCATTTCTGCGTCCCACCTTTCTGTTATTCTTCTGCTTTTCCCGAACCGTTTACTTTGCCATCATCTAGTAGATCTTTCACTCCCTGGAACCACTTCTCAATAATCTTTTCCAGAGTTTCTTCTGAGATGAACACAGAAAGCCAGCCTGGTAATAATGTTCGTGCCTGCTGACAAACCCATTTCATTTTTGTCTTTCCGGCTCCACTGACATACATATGCTCTGCTTTGAGGAAGAGCTTGTATACCTCTTCACGGATCCCGTCGAGACCTTCATCTTTGAGATACTGCACCGTCATAATGACAGTAATGATGAGCAACAATACGATTGTTGCGCATACGATCGGCACCGGAATGCCTTTTAAGAATTCTAATAATTCCATATTTCCTCCTATTCGCTCTTATGAGCCTGTTTGTTTAAGTAGTCTCTGATTTCCTGCTCCGCCGACTTTGTTGGGCCATTGGCGCCTAATTCCTGCAGGCCGCCGAGCGCACCCAGCAGCCCCTGCATGAGAATTCTCCGTTCTTCCAACGACTCTTCGATCTGCTGTTTCTGCTTTCTCGTTTCTTCTTCAACTGTATTCAAGCGCACATAATCTCGGGAAAGCTGGTTCTTGATTTCTTCTACATCCTTTTCGATGTGTGCAATCCGTGAGAGCAGGTCCTTTCCATCTGATTCGATTTTCTGTTCATCGACAGATGACTTGGACATTCTCTTTTTGAACTCCGGCCATTCCTTATAG